CCAAATTTAAAAACAAATTGAAAGGCTTCTTTTTTAATGAAGTCTACTCTCCTGAAGGAACTACTACAGAATTTTCTAAAGTAGTTTCTTCTATTCTAACTAACCCTGCGCATACTATACAGTTGGCAGACGTACTAATTAACTACGATCCTAAAAAAGGAATCGACTTCGCACGCTTTGAAACTAAGGGCGCCTCTAAAGCAAATCAGAGTTTACGCACCCTTCTTTCCACAGCCACTACTAAGACAAATAAATCGAATCAAGCCCCGTTAAAAGAAGATTTTAATTGGGAAGATTATCTGAACATATAAAATGGCATACCCACAATCATCTTTAATAATTAAACATTACGCCGGTTTCGGCGGTAACTTTGTAGATTCACAATACCTTGGCGCTTCTTATGATGCAGGAGCACCCCACGTATTTCAGAACACACTTGCACGCATCTACTCTGCGCAAACCCAATTTACTACCCTCAAGCCTCTGTTAGGCATGACAATGGGTAAACCTAATGGAACAATGGAAATTGAATCCGAGTTCTATCGCTGGAGGCTTGCCGGTGCAGAAGAGAAAAATGCTCGTTCCATCGAGTCAGTTGAGTCTTCTGTAACCCCCGGAATGAATTTTACTACTTTCCGTGTAAAACTTGACTTAGATTATTTCTCTAAGCCAGACGTGCTTCTTCCTGAAGACAATGAATATCCATGTGCAATAATAGATGGACCTCTTCAGGATGGTACAGGTTACGTCTACACTCTTCGCTTACAGACTGACAAGCCTGACGCATTCTTAGATCCTAAGTATTTGCAACCAGGCCGTCAATGGTCTAAAGGTTGGACTTCTACTGCATCTGAGTATAATGATGAGTTCGGTACCCAACAGGCAGCCGGATCTTTCATGTTAGAAAACTACATTTCTTTCTTTGCTCAGAAACTTACTGTTACTGATAAAGCAATGCGGGAAGAAGGTAGATTAGGCTTTGATTTCCTATCTACTGATGCGGCTGGTTCTACTAAAAAAGTAAGTCGTTTTATGCCTTACTATGAAAGCAAGATGTGGGAGACCCTTTATCGCTCCATAGAAACTCAGTTGGTACATGGTAAAAGATCTAAGTTTCCAGGTCGTACCGGATACTGGGTTGCAACTGGTTCCGGCATGCGTGAACAAATGAAGGATTCCTGGCAGGATTATTTCTCCGGCCCGTTGACTACGAATTTGCTACAAGACTTCTTAATGTCAATCTTCTTCTCTCGGGAAGACGAAACCAACCGTAAAGTGGTATTGATGACTGGTTCTTTGGGCCGTCTGATGTTCCACAATGCAATGACTCGTGCAGCATCAGGATTTCTTAACGTAGATACCCTGTTCCAGCATAAAATTGCATCTCCTACTGAAGTACCTCATCTTGCTTTTGGCGCTGAGTATACTCGTTATTATGGAGCACTTGGGGTAGTTGTAGACGTGGTTGTTAACCCTTCTTATGACTCTACTACTAACTGTAAGATCTTCCATCCTGATTATCCGGATATGCCTATCGACTCTGCTCGTATGACATTCCTTGATTTGGGTTCTTCTGAAGGTCAAAATAATATGATGGTGTTGAAACAGAAAGATACGTTCCGTCACGGTTATACTCTCGGAACTGTAGGTCCTAACGGGCCTGTACAAGGTGGGATGGTTACTGCGCTGAAGGCTGGATATGATCGCTTTACTGAAGGATCTGCCGGACTGTTTATTCGTGATATCACTCGCTGTGGGGAACTTATCCCTTCATTTGAAAACTAATGATTAAATTAAGTCTTTTAATAACAGCCTTTTCCGGGGCAGTATCCTCTTTGGTATTTGAAAATAAACTTTCATTTGTAAGAGCCTTAATTCTCACTTTCTCTGGTACAGCCACTGCGGTGTTTACACACTCCATGATACTGTCACACTTTAGTTTAGGTGAGAATTATACGTCTGGAATAACATTTATTACGGGACTCTTATCCATGAAGACTATGGCTATTGTAGCCGCAGTTTTAGATAAACTTAAATCTAATCCTCATATATTATTACGGTATGTTAGAAGCAATAAATCTGATCCTGGCGCTAATTTATAGCATATTAGTCATTTTCTTTCTGCAAAGAAGATTACCATTACCAGACAGTACACATCGAAGGCAGTATTTTTTAATACGGTTAGTCTTCATACTTAGTATAATTGGAGCACTGAACTTACCAACTCTTGGTATCAGTTGTCAGATTATACTATTAACAATTTTTATTTTGTATTTCAAATTCTCGTATAAAACTTCTTACGAGGTCTAAAGTTTATGACAAACTTAGTATTTATATACTCTATACCCCGCACGTCCGCTTTGGGGATTTCTGAATGGGCGAATGATTCCTCCGGGAAAAAACTATCGAAAACAAAAGTAGGCAAGTGTAAGGATACTATCCGTGCACTGTACTCTCCTAAAGTAGGAGGGCTTGCTAATCATATTTCTTACACTCCCTGGTTAAGAGATAATAAACCAGTACTTGATGCTTCAGGTAATCCTCTAATGCTTCAGGAGTATTTTGAGCAGAAGTGGAATAAGCCTAAAGGGTTCTTTACAAATCAGGCTGTAAAAGCATCAGACAATCCTACAGAACTTACTTACTTTCAAAGTAAAGGCTGGAAGATGAACGATGGTGCTACACCTTTTTCTTTGGATAACATGGATGAAGAGATGGGATACTACGTAATGTTAGCATCCTCTTTTGTAGCCAATTCTGAAAAAGATTGGAGAGCACATAAAGCACCCAAGGCATTATATTATATAGCAATTGAAAATGAAGGAGAGGAGATTAAGTATGCCAGATCCTTCATGAAAACAAAGGCTATGGCTATCCTTCATGATGCTGCTATTACAGATGATACTAAACGAAAACTGGCTACTCTGCTTGGCATTGTTAATAGTAAATCAAATCTGACTATGCAGCAATTGCATAATGTCTTATTTGAGGCTATCGAACACTCTTCTTTTACTCCCGATGGCTCGATTAGTAAACTATTGGCTTTAAGGGCTATGTTAGAACAGGCTGTTACTAAAGAACAGTTTGAGGCTCGTTTTATAATTCAGCAGGCAATCGACCGTAGGATCATTTACGAAAAGCAAGGATCATATATCTGGAACAGACCCAATTCCCCACTTACGATAGGCGACCGGTTAGAGGACGCTGTAGAATTTATTCTCTCTCCGAAAAAACAAAAAGAGGTTGAAGAAATTATACAGGCAATCAAACAATCACAATGACTGTAAAAGAAGCGCACTATCATTTTAAGTTATCTTATGATAGAGTAGATACTTCTTCTAAACCTGATTTCAATGAGGCTGAAGTAGATTATTTCTTGAACGAGGCCTTTCTGATGTTCATTAACCAAAGGTACAACCCTATGTCTAATAAATACCAGAAAGGCTTTGAACAGTCTCAGGTAAGGATAGATGATCTATCCACACTAACAATTACTTACCCTCTCCAACCTTTAATTATTCCCCTGTTATTATCTGTTGACGGAGTCCCTGTCTACGAGGTAAAGTTAAACAGTCTACAATACCCGTACTTACATTTTATATCGGGAGTTGCTACGACACAGGGTGTTGATTGTCAGTATGAAAGCCCAATTAGAATTTATAGTAATGATACCTTAGAAGAAGGATTTAATGATCCTTTTGATTCTAAAGATTATAATGGTGTGAAAGCAACATTTGGAAGATCTTTAGATGGCACTCCGTCTTTATTATTACACTCTAAATTAGAAGTAACTAAATTAAAACTTGGTTATATAAAATACCCTTCTAAAGTATCTACCGGAAACTACACTTATTTAGATGGTGTTAAGTACCCTGAGAATACTTTTGAAGTCTCCTCTAATGTACATCAGCAGATTGTCAATATTGCAGTGACGCTTGCGGCAATGGCACTTGAAAATCCAAATGATGTACAGATCAAATTATCGAAATTAAATATACACGAATAATGGTAAACGTAAATAACAAACGTCCTGTAGAAAGTTTTATAGTAGCAACTACAGGTACTACTCTTAAAGTAGCAAGTCAGGTAAATCTTTCTTCCGGTGCAGTAGATTTGGCTAATGGTCAAATCGGTGTTGCTGCAGGTTCTGATTATGGAACTGTCGCTCGAAATGCTTTCCTCCCCACTTCCGCTACAATTGATTCTTCCCCTACTATTTTGATCTATCAGGGAACGGGGGATTCTGCAGCACCTTCCCTCTCTGCTACCAAGTATCCACTTACACCTCGTCCTTACGAAGTGTCGATGCCAATTATCGGTAAGACGAATGTACAGGTTACCAAACAGGTATTCCGTGCAGATCGCAACGCAGCAGTTATTGTAGGCAAACCTACTGCCGCTACTTCAGGTAAAATAATTCCTGCTTCTGATACAGACTATACACTTAAAGTGGCCTTTAGTTCTTTTAGAACAGAAGAGTTCTTTTCTGGACAACAGGGAGTTAGCATCATATCTACTATACGCACTCCTCTGGGGGCTGCATATACAGCAATTGCACAACCAATTGATTGGATCAATTCTAATTTGATTGTAGAACTTAATGGTAGTTCCGCTGGCATTATCTCTCCTAATATACGTAGAGGACGTGCTCCTCTTGCTGCTATCGGCTTAGGTAATACTGCTGGTGTACTCATCTCTTCGATCACTGCAAACAGCATCCTGCCGATAATGAATACTCCTTCCGGTGCAAGATCAATATTTGTAACCCCCGGAATACTGGCTGCTATCACTCTGGCGGCTGCCGCAGGTCCTTACACTCATGTAAGCCTTGTAGACCTTGCTACTGCGGGTACTGCTGCTAACACAGAAACGATTCTTTTGATAGGCTTGGATCATAGAACAGCGTTCATTGATTATATCCCCCAATTGAAAACTGACATTCGTGTTGGTGCAACTGAAGGACTTCATCCACAACTTAGCATTGTTAAAGTTTCTACTCCTGATGAAGGTCAGGGTTCCGGCAGATCTTTAGATCTACTTTACCGTGCTACTCAGGGACAGCGTAAGTACAACTTACGTCATACTACAGATGCGGTTAATCCTGAATATCCTTCTCCCGTAAATGTGAATGCTACTTACACTACGTACGTAGTACATCATGGTAATTCTTTCCAACCCGACAGTTTTAACATGATTTATTCTCCACTTAAAGAAATAGTTCTCATACCTACTGCAGATACAACTTTGCAGACAAATCTTGAAACTCTTTTAAATACGTGGTTAACTTCTGGTGACAATCAGGCTATCATTACTATCTAAAACTAAAGGCCACTGTAAAATGTGGCCTTTTTTATTTGTACAACTATGGAATATAATAATTTCTTTGGTAAATACCAATTAGGAAAGTCTGAATTTCCTTTCTCCTGGGTAGTCACTGATGACACCAGAAGACTGGCGTATTTAGGCGGAGATGTTCCCGGTATAGTAAGTTTTGATGGAACTGGATTAGCCTTTACTCCTTTTTCTTCCTCCATTTTTATTAATGGTTCCGGAGAACTTGCTTCCACTGGTGGAAGTGGCGTATCCAATCTTAGTTTAGGTGCTGTTACTCTTACCACTCGCATTATAAGTAACTCTAATGGGACTGGAGTTACATTACCTGCTGCGACTACTACTTTAGCAGGTCTGTTATCAGGTACTGATAAAGTAAAGTTAGATAGTCTCTCTAATTATACCCATCCTAACCACTCCGGAGATGTAACCTCAGTTAGTGATGGTGTAACTACTATATCAGTTAATGCAGTGAACAACACAAAGTTATCTGATATGCCTGCCAACACTGTTAAGGTTCGTAATGTAAGCACTGTGGGAGACCCTGTGGATATGCTCGTTCTTAACAATCAATTGGTAG